AAATTTATTATTTGAGACCCGTCAATTAAATTATTTTCCACTAAAATGTTAAGGTCTTTTTTCCTTGATTCAGGTGTTATTTCTGATGGAGGTGGAGCTTCTTCTCCTCCTCCTGTTGGTGGTTCCTCAGCTCCTAAGTCAAGACCCGATGGCTCCCCTCCAAATGACGAAGGTGGAGGTCCTAATTCCTCTTCTCCATCCGTAGTTGTTTCGGCACCAGCCGTCGGAGTTGATCCTGTTTGACTACCATATAATTTGTCAATATTATCAAACAAACCAGTTTTGGTTATCACAGTTGGAGTTGCTTTGAGTTCTTCACCAACAGCTCTTTCGATTCTTTGTTGTTGTAGATCTAAACGAACTTCATCATCTGACCATCCAAATATGTGTTTCTTAGCCCATGTAGATGAAGTTGCCTGTATTCCATTTCCTGGATCGGAAACCAAATCTTTATACAATAATACTTTTTCTTTCCAAACATCAATCTTCAACAAATCTGCTTGAGTAGATGGATTTGTTAATCCGATTGTAAAATTTGAAAGTTCGTCTTCGAATCCTAATAAGAATAAATGTACAATTGCAATCTTATTAAGTTCAGCAATCATACTCTTTTGAATCCTGTTAATGGTACGAGCAAATCGAATATCTTGTAATGCCAAGTTTTTACCATCACCAACAACTTCTTCGAATCCTAAGAATGCTTTTGGTACACGAAGGGCGGTTAACAATTTCTTTTGAATATATTCAATATCGGCAATTTCAGATAAGTTAGTTGCTCCTGGTAATGTGGTAATTGGGTCAGGAGCCGCTGGGTCACGAACAGGTATAAAATAATCTTGGTCAACCGCCATTTGATTGAACCTCATATCGACATTACCTGTTTTATTGTCAACGACTTGTTCCCTCTTGAATTTGTTTGCAACACGTTGTACATAAGCCTCAACATCGTCATCATTCATGTTTCCAACGAACACCTTAAACATTCTTCTCTCAGGGGCTCTTGATGTACGATAAATCAACATAGCATCTTCAGAAAGGAGTAGTTGTTTCCAAATTCGTCTTGCTTTTTCTAACATGGAAGTTCCATATGGAAGTTTTCTGTCATCACCCAATAATCTGAAGTGAGCAATTTCCCAAGATTGGAATTCCATATTTTTATTTTTCCATGTGAAGTGTAACGCCTTTTTATCTTTATCTACTTCATTTTTTACATCGACAGATATTTTACCACTTGCTCCAACCTCATGTCTTTCAATTTCAATAGTCGGTAATTGTTGTACTCCAACAATTCCTTTTTCAGGGTCTAATTTCAGGTATACAAAGTTATCACCATATTTACATGTGTTTCTTGTCCACATAGGTAAATTGGTGTTGATGTCTAAGGCGTTATTAAATAAGTCCGCTAAGACCCCTTTAATTCTTTTTGATTCAGAATAAATCTGAAGAATAAATCCATCCTCATTTGTTGTTGTAGATTCTTCTGCGTAGATGTCTAATGCTGCGGAAATCTCGGGAGTATACTCCATTGATTCATAATCATATTGTGCTGATAACCTTGTAGGTTCATAATATATGGCTTGAGAATAAAGATTATTCTCCACCTTAGCCCATTGATTTGTGAGATAATATGTTTGTTGTGCTTGAAGTTTTTCTTTCTCATACTCCTCTCTACTTTTTGTGCGTAGGAGTTCCTTTTTATCAAACTTGAATGTTGGATAGTCTTGATTTAATAATGAGTTAGGTCCAAATGTTTGTGACAGTCTTTGCCAAACCGTCATATTTTGTTCTGCCATAATCTAAATTTACTCTTTACCTCGGTAATATAAATAGTTATTTAGCACCAAATAGCCATCCATATTTTTGGTAATCTGCTTTAGAAGCCCCATTATTACTCAAGTTGGAGTCTCTTCCCATCTGAGGTACCAAGGGATTAAAAAAATCTGAAGTATTTTTATTTTCATTCATCACAGTAGACCACGAATTCAACATGGCTTTTGTGTGATTAACAACTTTAGTTAATGATTGAAATGATTTTTCGGCAACATAAATCGCCATGGAAAGTCCCATAATACAGTCATCATGTTGTCCTTTCTGGTGGTCGGGTCTTCCATGAATATATATAAAGGTATTCATCTCATTGTAAGTTCTGTGGGAATATATTTTGAATCCGTGTCTAACTCCCTCTTCAAATGCCGCAATAATTTGTACTCTTTTTGTGTTGAAGTTGATACCAGGAATTTTTTCATTTATTTTCGGATCCCACTTCCATTTGTTAGAAGTATCAACTCCATCAACATATAATCCATGTTGATATTGTAATTCTTGCATTTTTCTTGCTGTTGAAACTCCCATGCCTCCAGTAATATCAATTACACAATAAGCATTGTACATTGTCCCCCATTTATAGGCAATCTCGGCTAGCACATCGGGAGGAATTTTACCAACATATTCTAATACTTGTTCCCGTTCATCAAAGTCAATGATTTGGATTGATGAAAAATCCTCAGAGTCACCACGAGAAACGTCAACACCCATAACATACTTATGGCCATTTACAGGTTCTTTAAAAATCCATAAAGCGTTTCCCATAAGTTTTGCTTGTGGGGCCCTTAGTTGGTTTTTGGAAATGTTCTGCATTAGGTCTGAATCGAATACGTTATCACCTGATCCTAAGAAGTTACATTCAAGTTCTTGAGCAACTTTACGTCTATCGTACTTGAGTTTTTTTACCATCCCCTCAAACCATGCTGAACAAGGTTTATATCCTTGAGAAATATAATCTGTTACAATAGTATGGTTTCTTTCGTAAGGATTATCATTGGCTAAGTTAATTACGGTATCTACAGGGTAGTCTTCTCGGTTCAAAAGATAATGAACCAAATCATTTGTCTTTACCATGTATAAATCTTTGGTATAACGAGGGTCCCGATACCAAAACATTTCAGAGATTTTGAAATCATTCATTCCTCTTAACGCTTGGTCATATATTTCATAATATATTGGGTCATAACCGTTTGGTGTGGAAACTACAATAACTTTACCACCCGTGGATAGTGAGGCCATACAAGCAGACCAGAAGTCTCCATCCGCCTCGATAAAGGCTGCCTCGTCAAAAATAAGAATTGTTGGAGTATAACCTCTAAGAGCATCTTTTGATGTTGCCACCGCTTTAACCTCACATCCGTTATTAAGTTTGAAATGTCTTTGAGAGTTTTTTTCTACTGAAAACCCGATTCCAACCCAATCAGGCCATTGTTCTATAAATGCCCTTATCTTATTGGCCATTTCCACTGAAGTATCCAACTTGTTGGCAATTATTAGAACTTTTTCAGGTTTTTCTTTTCTTGCGAATGCAAGTTTTTTTGATGCCCAAGCTGCAGTTACGGTTGTAACACCCGCTTGTCTGTATTTTAAGGCAATGTTTTCGTTGCTGCTTTCGTAATCTTCAAGTAGTGATACTTGGTCAGGAAAAAGTTCTAATGGGACATACTTTGATACTGTATTATCGTATGTCTGTAAATAAGAACGAAGTGCATAAGGAGTATTCCTCATACACTTCGTAAATTCTATAATTAATTGTTCTTTGTTCACAAAATTAAATCATATTCGGATTTTTTATGGTCTTGGAATTCCTAAATCTCTATAAAGGTCATCAAGTCCAAAATCATCATCGTCATCGCTACCTTGAGTACCTTCCTCACCTTTGAATTCATCATACTCTTTCTTGGATTGTTGTGCCTGTTTCATGATTTCTCTGAATTTTGCAGTTGCGCGTTTCACCTTAGACTCGTCTTCAGATATTGCATTACCAATAATTTCTAAGAATTCCTTAGCTTCTGTTTTGTATAGAGTTGAATGAAACCATGGTGTAAGACCTTTGTTGTCCTCATCAAACATTTCGTCAGGTAATGCAAATCTAATCTTTTCAATAATTTCAGGACCAATTCGAAGTTGCATTGGTTCATTTGATAATACATCAGTTACGTCTCTTACTTGTTGAGACATCTCAGGGTCTTCAGGTAATCCATGTCTACCAATAGATTCTTCAAGACCTTTAATAATCTCATGACATAAAATTGGGAATATTAGACCTTCAGCAACAATTTTGGTATCAGGTTTTTCCTCACCACCTTCTTCGTCCTCATCTTCGTCGTCATTGTTTTCCAACTTAACTTTACCAGCAACACCACTTCCAGTTTGAGACATTTGTTCAATCATTTGTTCCATGGAAAAATACATGAAATCATTGATTGCCATTATTCCTAAATAAGCGGGGTATAATCGAGGGTCTATCTCGTCTAATCTTTCTTTAATCTCAGGTTTTTGGAAAATATAATGTCCTTTTTTTGCCGCACCTTGGACCAAAGCGTTAATCATATTTCTTTTATGAATTTCCAACTCCCTAATTTCTTCATCGGTCAAATCCTCAACATCGAATGAAGGAATCTCAAGTGGTGGAGAGTCTTGAGGTTTTTTTGGTTTTAAATTAAAATCGGAAGTATTGATAGGTGCCCTATTTAACTTCGCTTCAATTGTAAACCAATCATTTGGAACTTGTGATTCTTCTAAACAAGCGTCGATTGCAAGTTGTTCTAATTCTTCTCTGTGTCTACCTTCAATACTTGTAATCATGGGAACTTTATTCATCATTTCCTGATAAATCATTCCCTGTACTTGTTTAGAACTAATGTCTTGTATTCCAGTAACTTGTTTCAATTTGTCAGCAACTTTGCCAAATCTTGCACTTACCAACCTTTCAACATCCTTAGAACCTTTTTTTAATGCAGGATTTTTTGCATACAAACTTTCAGGACTTCCCAATTTTCGTTCTAGTCTTGGGTCCATTCTTTCTGGTCTGTCCCCGTAATCTATTTGTTCTTTAATCTTCGCCATTTTATTATTTTAATAAATTTA